ATGTCGTAAGTCGTTTTTCATTATTATTACTAAACATTTGCTACCTCCCTTTGTACTGCTTAATGAATTCTTTAGCCATTGCCATAGCTTCTTTTTCATTTGGATATGTGTCTAATTCATCGCCGTCAATCATTGTTTTAAATTTATTATGTGCAAGTTTATGAATGACTACATTTTTGCGGCCAATCTTTACTTTTTTAACTATATTAGAAGCTTCTTGTAAATTAGCTTTTAATTCTTTAAACTTAAGCATCTACCATTTCTTCCTGATCGCCACCAAATATATTACTAGAAACACTAATTCTTTCTTGCTCAATTGCATCACTTAATCTATCATTTAACTGACTTGAAAATATATTAGAAGCAGACGACAAATCTCCATCACCAATTGCATTAACCATATCCATTAAAGGATTAGCTTCAACTTCTGGCTCATCGAGATCCATATCTTCTTCTGCTGTAGTTTCAATTTCATAATCATTTTCAAATTCATCTTCCATTGTATTCTCCGCTTATTTAGTTATATTTATACATTTAAATCTTTTAAATAATATTTTTATTGTTGTGGTGGCTCTTCAGTAGCTTGTTGTTGGCTCATTTGTTGTTGAATTGCAGCTTGTTGATCTGCTTGCTGTTGTTGTGCACTCATATGATTTTGTATAGCTTCATCTTCTCGTTCTTTGTTTTTATCTTCTAACTCATCAACTTTATCTTCTAATTCTTTTATATCTTCTTCAGATAACTTTAAAACATTTTTCATAACCCAGTCTTTTGTAAAATACTCTCCTACATATTGACTAACCATATCTAATGTTTGTACTCTTTCTTTTAAAATTTCTGATTCTTTTAATTCTACAAAATGATTATCTCTATTATAGTTAACTCGAATATCTTTTTCCCATTTTGCCCAATCTGCTTCAGTTATAACTTTCTTAAGTACAAGTTGTTTTTTAAGAATTCGTAAAAACAAATGAGAAAATCTATTACGAAGTCTATCAATAAACTTCTGAAACTTAACTTCATCTCTACTAATTTCAGTTGATCTTCCAATACTAAAACCATTATTTTCTTGATCTAATCTTTGTAATGGAACATTTAAAGCCTTATACAAACGTTTTTGAAAGTAAATGATGTCATCAATCTGTCCTAGGTTGTCACCACCTGGAAGGCTTGAAATCTCAGTACTTCTATTACCTTCTCGGCGAGGTAACCAGAAATCTTCAAGCATTGACATATGTTTACGATCATCTCGTAAGTCACCAGTATTAGCATCATATACTAGTTTATTACGATATTTAGCCATAATATTTTTCATATATTCTTCGGCTTTACCTTTTGGAAGATTACCAACATCGATGTAAAAAATTCTTCTTTCCGGAGCTCGAGCTAGTCTATAAATGACAAGCGAGTCTTCCATCATTCTTAATTGATTAACAGGCTTAATAGCCTTCTGTAAATGCGAAAGAACTTTTTTTCTTTTTTCATCTAATAAACCTGATGTGACATAACTAATAGAATCTTCAGTAAATTTGACAGCCTGCCTATTTTGTGATGTATTAATAGATCCAGCTCCACCTTTTCCAGGTGTTTCTTGATAAATGTAATACTCTTTTACGTTTTCAATAATATCAGCATTTGTTAATGGATCTTTTTTCTTTTTAACTTCTTTTACTTTACGCATTTTTGGAGAATCAATAAATCGAATATCTTGAATACCCATTTTTTCATTATTTGGATCTACCACTAAATGATGATAAATTTTGCCATCAATATACCATCTGCGAAAGATATCATGGCCATCTTCTATAAAATTTAACATTCTTAAAATATTAGCAAATTCTTCTGTAATTTGTTCTTTAATACTTTCACTGGCTTCAATTTTTTCTAGTTCAATTGATACTCCAGGACTTTCTTCATCTATAACAATTGATTCATTTACAATATCTTCAATTGCAGCATCACATTCTGGATGTATAGCAACACCTCTATATTTCATTACTAATTGATAATTATCTTTAGATCCACTACCATCAATATCTACGTATTGGCCAAAATGCCCAGCTCCTGAAGCAGTCACATAACCTGCACCATCGTCGTCCTTTGCAGTAACAACTGATTTTAGCTTTTCTTCTTTGTCTTTTGATCCAGATCTTTTTATTTCAAAACCAAAAAGCTTAAGTGAATTATCTGCCATAATTAATCCTTTAAATACATTGGTAAGGGGGAAAGTATTTCCCCCTATACCTTTTCAATTAGTACTATTTATTACTTAATTAAGAAGTAACTTTTTGACCAGTACCTGTTCCTGTGAAACTTTCCCAGTATTGTACCTGAAAACTGACGCCAAATTCTTCTACAGTATCATTATTACCGTATGCAAGCTGTATTTCAGAAACATTTGTTGGAAAACACCCTCTAAATATATAAGTATATAGAGTTGATTCATTTTTATCAAGTTGCTCAACAGTTAAATCAGCTTGATAGTCTAACGGTGAAGTAACACCTGTATTTGTTTGGTGAGCATTCATAGAGTTCATCCAAATTTCCATACTTTTTCTTACTTCGAAATTAGTATCGTTAATGATATTTACTGACCAAGGCTCAAATGTTCTATCACCAGCCATGTATAACATTCTGCCGCGATATGGAACAGTAACTGGATTAATAGTAGATGCTGGTAGTTGTCCGGCATTACACATAAATGATGTTAGTTCAACATCACCAGTCATGATTCTTGGATAAGCAAGTGTGATTTTAAACAGATTCGGGCGAGCGCCTCCACCTGCTAATTTAGCTTTAAATTGGTCTACACCTAAAATTGCCATTTTATTCTCCTATCCCTTTATGTAGCCTGACCAACAACTTCTTCAAACGAAACACCGGTGCGAACAGCAACGAAGTTAAGAGTGATAAAGTTAATGGACCGCGCTGGTTTAATAAAGAGACTTGCTACAAATTGATTTGTATCAATAATCGATGGAGTATTATTTGTCTCATCGGCCAATAGCCTAAAGTCAGTAATACCTCTTCGACCTTTTATATCTCTCAATAATGGTTCAATGATATTTACAAATTCTGCTCTTGTAAATTCATCATTAAATTCGAATAGAATATTTTTAGCAGCTTCTGCAATGGCTCTTTCGATAACCAAGAAGAGTCTACGAACATTAATTCTATCAAATGCTGATGGTCTATCTAAGTGTGTTTTATCACCAAATAATAGAATACCGTTTCCAGGCATATTAGTTACTGGATTAATACCATTTCTATAAAGCTCATCTCTTTGAGATTTATTAGGTGAATAAGCTAATCCAGTTACACCAAAATATTGACCTCTTCGTGTACCAGCTGGTGACACCCAAGGAGCAAAATTATTATCAGTAGCTGCACATAGGCCAGCTGTTGATGATGCTGCAGGAATATGAATATACTTATCATTGTATTTATCATACACTTTTAAGAAGTTATTATCTACAGATAGATATGAGCTTCTTGTTAAGTTTTTAAGACCAGTTAAAATAGAAGCATTTGCTGTTGCTGGGCTATTAACAACACCAGTTCTCATTGGAGAAGCAAAAACCATACAATCTTTTCTAGTTTGAGCAGCTATGCTTGTTAAGTGATTAGTAAGAGTAACATGATCTGTAGAACCATTTAAACTTGGTGCAATTATAAAATCAACTAGATACTGATTAGGATCATCAATTAAATCATAACATAGTTGATAATCGCCAACTTCTAAAGGATCACTATTTTCACCAGTGGTTAGTGTGACAGCTACTGGAGCAGATAGTTTCATATCACTCGTCGTTGTTGCTGCTGCACCGGAACCAACTCCCATACCGGTTGGGAATGTAACCATTCGAATATATTGTGATCTAATATTAATAGCATCAACAATATAATTATTGGTACCGTCGGCGTTTTGAGCACCTTTAGCTTGTGAAACATATGGATATGTTTCTAAAACTGACATTTTAATTCCAGAAATAAGTCCAGTTGTATCAATAACTGCTACATGTACTTCATCATTTTTACCGCCAATATTTGCAGTATGAGCTGATGTTCCTGGACCTGTATCATAGTTATTTTTGTATGCCCAGGCATTAAAGTCTGTGTGATATGTAGCATTTGTAGGATCAGCGTGGTTTGATCCAATTATTTCTACTTTTATTGAATTTCCTAAATCACCAGGATGTCTTGCTATAAATGTGTGACCAACTGCTGTGGCAGAAGATATTTGTGATTCAAAATCTGTATCATTTTTAACTGTGATATCATCTCTTGTACCCCCGGCTTCAAAAGCATTTACTCCTGTATTTGAATCCATGCCTCTAATAACAAGTAAGTCACTTGAATACCTCAAATAATATGAGGCGCTATGAAAGTCTACTGAATTTGTATCATTTGGTGTTCCAAATGTAGCTACTAAAGTACCTTCATTGTTTATGAGAATCGGTTCGTTTACAGGACCCCAACGAAAATCGCCTACAATAACACCTGTAGAAGTAGGTACATTGGGTACGCCATTTGTTAAGTCAATTTCTCTTGTAACTACTGCCGGAGACTCTGATGGTGCATATATTGCCATGTCGTTTCCTTTTCCAATCTAATTGAATTATAAGTTTCATAATACGGTTGTTTATCAATTACCTATATTTATATACATATGATTTTAAAGATTTGCCCCATCCCAATTTTGTACCATCCATTCTTGATCTGGTGATTCTATTTGCCATTGATCAGATGTTAATGCTGGATGTGAAATATTATCTAAACCATCATCTACAAAACCCCAATTTAATACATCGTTTTCAATCTCTTGCATTCGCTGTTGAAACATCAAATCGCGTATGCTAATATCAGTTAATTCGCCAAATGCACTAGTGCCAGCAAAATATCCAAACATAATTAAATTCATAACAATGTCATCATGATTACCATCCGATGCTTCGTATGACGAACCTCTTGCAGTAAATGTAGAAATTTCTATAATTGTATCTTCATCTACAATTTCAAGTTTATTGTTTTCTAATAAATCTTTAAATGAAGAACATCCAATTCGTTTTACTTTACGAGTCATAAGAATACCAAGTGCATCCGCTTTAATAGCTGATTCAACAAACATATTTTCATATTCTAATTCATGATATAAGCCATTACATACAACCATACCAGCATCATTTGATTCTATTACAACCATTGCTTGATTATAAGAATTTGCATACTTATATATAATATTAGGGAAGAGGAGAGGAGAGATAAGATTATTGCGATATACAGCAACCTGCTTAAACGGCTCCGCGCTAATATCGATTACACTAAAAGTACTATAGTCCTGTCCTCTTCCTTTAGCAACATCAACTAACATTACATAATTGTGATCTTTGATTGGTTGATTATAAACTTTTACATCATCCTTTGTAATTTCTAATGGATCATGTCTTCTTAATTCAAGAAGTGTATTAGCATTAATAAGAGTGTCACCTGTACCAAAGAATGTGTTTCCAAACTCTTGATCAAATTGTACAGGCGAAGTATTAGCTACTGTAGCTTTTTTCCACTCTTCGTCCCTTCCTGGAACGTCCCACCAGTCGACTCTAAATGGAATAAATTCATTTGTTTCTTGTATTGCACCTTCCCATAATTTATGAAAAACATTACCTAAACCGTTTGCTGTAGATGTAATAATAACTTTTGTATCTTTACCGGATGATACAACTGGATAAGTTGAGGTATAAAACTCAGAAGCTCTTTCAACAAATGCAAACTCGTCAAGGTAAAGCAAATTAACTGACATCCCGCGAATAGATGATCCAGATGTCGCAGCAGCAACAATCCTTGAATTATTACTAAATTCAATAGACCCTTTATTAAGAGCTTTACATCCAGGTTGTAAAAAAAATGGTAAGTTTTCTAGCATAAGTGTGACTCTACCAAGCATCTCACGAGCGGTAGCACCCTTGTTTGCCATAACAGCAATAACTTTTTCGCTATTAAAAAGTGCAAACCAAAGTAGATATGCCACTGATGAAATAGATTTACCAGATTGTCGACAGGCTAAAACAATATTAAATCTGTTTGTATTAAACTGATTAAACATTTTTTCTTGGTAGGGATATAAATCAAATGGAACTAAACCTTTATCAAGGTGAATTACTTTACAATATTTTCTCGCAAAGTATGTAGGATCTTGCATGCATCTAGCATATTCTTTAACTTCGTCATTTGTCCAATTAGTAACAACACCATCACGCTTAACACTTGGGTTGCCTAAATAAGAATCATTCTTTTCCATCATCTAATCTATCTGTAATATCAATTACGTTATCATCTTTAACAGGGTTATTCATATCTTGTAACATTCTTTGTAAATCTACTGTAGATCCTACAAATAAATTATTTGTTGTGCCTTCTGGCGCAGTTACTTGAAGTACATCTTTTTGATCATATGCCTTTTTCTTCTTATGTAAATCCATAAGACGGTCATTTACATCTGAAACATTTTTAATCATACCAGACACAACTTCAAAAGCTCGAGGATGTTCAAGATTCCTAGCTACTTCAATCATATCTTCTAGTGCAGCATTACCTTTTTCGATTAAATCGTAATATGTTCTACGAGAATAATCAAAGTCATCTTCTGGTAAATTGTCTGATTTTTTCCAATCACTCATTTATCTAACTCTTTTTGTTCCGCTTAGCGAAGAAGCAGGTCCTGAAGGACTCGATGTAGAAGCTCTTTGCTCAATATCACGCATTGCTTTTGCCTGTGGTGATATTGTAACTCTATCAGGCAGTATCTCACGTGTTTTCTTTGTCTTATTTGGATTATGATTAGGACCATGCGGACTCATTAAGGCGCCTTTCATTGCTCCAACAAATGATTCTGAATTATATTGTTTAAATGATAACATTATTAATTCCTTTATATTTATTTACGGTGCTGGCCGACCAGTTACAGCTGCATAAGCATTTTTATAAATATTTCTAACAGCTTGTCTTCGTACCGCTGGCGCTGCAGCTCTTTTTTGAGCTTTTTGCTGAGTTCTCCAATTTTGAGTTGCTCTTTTTGCAGCATTTTTTATTATTGCTGCGTGTTGCTTAAAATCAGGATGATTATGAGAAATAGTTGTTGCTTTGCCATCAACACCTCTTAAAACTTTTTTTCCAGTAGAAGTTGTCATAACTTTACCATGATCTGGATGAACCACTGATGATGGTGGTGTAGGTTTCATTGCTTCTATACCAGCACGACCAACACTTTTTGCTACTTTTTTAATTCCTCTTCCAGTTGCATTTATTGCATTTGTGCGAGCTTTATTACCAGTAATAAAATCACCAATTTTTCCTCCAATGTTTCCGCCGGCGCTTCCACCCGCAAGCCCACCTGCTGCGAATCCAGCCATATTACCAATCCCAGGAGCAATAAAGCCGCCCGCAGTGCCACCAGCAATTGCTCCACCTAATCCACCGACAGCCCGACCAATCCCTGTGCCAATAGCTTTACCTAATTTGCCTTCATTAAGTTCTTCTCTTAATTCAAAATATGTTTTCATTGTGATGAATCTCCGTAATATTCTGTAACAGTTGTAAATCCAAAATCACTAAATGGTTGAGCATTTGCTGGGTTAGGCGTAGTAATTTGTTTAACATATAAACCATCAGAATCCGATCCGGAAGTTAATAATGTGGTTTTGTCTATATAAACATCGGTTGTAGTTTTCTTAATAATTTTACTTTGACGAATTGGACCATGAAAATTAACTCTCATTCCAAAATCAAGAGTATAAATTATAGTTCTTCTTTGTTCCAATGATCCTTCAAAATCATCTTGAAATGATACTGATTGTAATGTAATCGGAACATCTTCTTTTATATCTTCAAATCCAGAAAATGGTTTAAGAGTTAAAGTGTATTGTGGATTGAAATATGGTAAAATTTGTTCTACAATTTGTAAAGCATCATCTTGCAATTTAGCATAAATGTTTAATGAGAAAAATATAGTGTATGGTGCTGGAGAATACATTTTATTTGAATGAGTAGTACTTGTACCATATGCTTTATTATAATTATTATTCTTTGGAAGAATTCTTTCTGGATCATAAGCTAATGAAGTAATTTCAAAAGACATTCGTGGCAACTTTAAAGCCACTTTAGTATTGTCAACTAAAGATGGATTTTCTCTGATTCTTTCTAAATATTTATCTTTTGGTGCATATGCTAAAGGCACTTTTGTTTGGTCTATTATAGAACCATTTTTTGCAGTCCTTTGAACATAAATATCGTTAAATATTGTGCCAAATGTAGCAACAGCTTTTCTAATTCTTTCGTGATAAAAATATTGAAACATTATGGATCCTCTGCATCACCAAATGGGTTACCTTCAGAAAAATCTAAAAAGTCTATAGATGCTGTTGAATTAGCATCAAATATATCGTTTTGCGCTGAAAGGTATCCAGTGTCTTCATTAATTGAAAGAATAGTTCGTGTTCTCGGATATAGGTATGTATTTGAATCTACATTTCTTCCATAGAACACATTAAATGGGAATACAAACTGATCATCAGGTCTATCATTAACAATTGTTTTACCAACCGTAAATCCAATTAATCCAGTTGCACCTGCTCCATTTGAATCAAGAGCACTATCTGCACCAACATGTCCGAGTACAAGTGTTCGAGTAGTAGGACTGTATTCAATAACTTCTCCAACAATTTTAGGATGTCTACCAGTAATAGTTCTAAGTGCAGAATCAATCTGATAAATATTTTCTCCAACAAAGAAGTCTACACCACCTTCCATTCTATCGCTATCACCAAAGAGAACCCCATTTTGATTACGTGCTGAATCAAGACCAAGCGTAATATTTGCAGCATCATTTTCAATACTGTCAATTGTTTCTATTCCAGTATCTAGATCTTCTCCACTATATACGAATAGCTCACAACGTAAATTATATGTTGGAACATTATTTAACTGATAAAACGGTTGCTCATGTTCAACATGCATAATTTCAAACATTGAATTAGAAAGTGGAAGATATAATACATCACCTTCTCTTGGTCTTTCTGATGAAATTTCATTTGCGTTTTGTTCAACAACATGCCGCCATCTTCTACGTGATACTACAAAATTAGCAGCATCTCTGATTTCAACACCAAATTTTGTAAAGAGATCTCCTTCTCCATCAAATCCTTGCTGATTCTCAATATACATTTCAATTTTATAAGCAGTTGAAAATTTAGATGGGACATCTTCACCCAAAATTTTATCTTCATTAACGATTTCACGCGGCATGTAATAAACATCTTGACCATAGATTTTTAACGATTCTATGATAATATCTTCGTATAAATTTTGTTCATTTACCGGTTTATCGGCAAAAAAGAGATTCTTTGCCATAAGTTATCCTACAAATAAATCAATTGGTAATTCAAATTCTAGTCTAAGTTTTTCATCTAATTGTTGTATTTCAATATTTGCATCATCATATATTTGTCTACCATTTAGCATTACTCCACCTGGTAAAGTCATTCCTTCAAATTTCATGAGGTTTGATCCCCATTGTCTTTTAATTAAAGCAGTAGCATACATCTTTAACCACATATCGTTAAAAATAGATTTAGTTCCTGATGTTGTTGATGGATCTACAAGAGCATAACATTCGGCTACAAGATAATCACCTTCTTTAATATCTCTATCTGAAAAGTCACCAAAAATATGTAATCTATTTTGTCTACGCTGATAAGATACCTGGGGAGTGCCATTTAGCGTCATATTAATAAGATCAAGATATTGTTTCATCTGTACAAAGTAGTCTAAACCACCAGTAAAATTATTTAAATTTACCATGTCGTTAAGCATCATTTGATACTTAATATCAAACATTCCAGCGCCAGATGATGAACCAACCCTAATAGGAAATAAATGAGTTACGAAAATAATATTATCTGGAACTGGAATGTATTTGTTCGTAACATCAGTCGCAGTAACTAAATGTTTAAAGTAGGTTTTTACGGTAGCATCAGAATGATATTCTTGGTATACTTCAAGAGCTTCGTCTATTCTATCATCGATTTGTTCGTCTGCAACATTAATATCAATTACAGGAGCGCCTAGTTTACGTAAACAATATTCCTCTAAATCAGTCCGCGAAGTTACTATAGCCATATTGACATCCTATTTAAATAGTCTTTGTACTATTTATATAGTTTTTGCTTTAACTTTTACATTACTTTAAAACTGACTAAATCCGCTTGGTATTGAATAAACATATGTATCACTAGCAGATTGTTTTCCAGCTTCCCAAACACTAGTGTAACTACTTCCAGTACCAGTGGCTAAAATTAATGAATAGCCAGTTACACCACCAGCAGTAGCATCTACACTAATGCCAGCACCGCCCGCACCTGGATCACCACTGAGTGTACTCCATGTATTATTTTTACCTAACCAGACTTTTCCAGCATCGGTGTCATATGCAAGTTGTACAACATCACCGATGACAATCGAAGTTAGACCCTGTGTAGTTCCGCCTGGGTATTTATTGCCATTGTAGCCATAGTAATAAGCAACATTAGTAGCAGTACCACTATATCCCACAACCGAACTATATTGTTCTGCATAGTATCTTGTTGCAACTCCTATCATAGCCCTGCGACCATA